GCACAGAATTACGGGCCGTAACCACCATGGTGGCGGAGCCCACCAGCAGGGCTGAGAAAAGGTAAAAGAATATCGCTTCGTTAGTCATGATTTATCAGCTGTTAAAGGCTTGCATTAAGCACTGAGCATTCGCTTGTCGTTTTTTATTTTCACATCTTGCCGCTGGTATGATTCCGCCGCCCACTACGTTTGAAACTCTCGCTTCAATTGCTCGATGTGCGTAAGGGTTATTTCTAACCATCTCACGCGACCTGCCGCGCAAAGTAATAAGTGACGCTCTAGTTTCAGTGTTCGCGCTTGAGTCAGAACCACGAAACCATGTATTTCTTCTCCCTTTACCTGCCGCGTCATAGCTGTTTTTTGTATTGAGTACATTAGATTTAAATCGAGCCTGATCTCTCGCCAAACCTTTTTGCGGGGATAAGTAAGAAATAACCTTATCAATTGCATTTCGCTTGCTCATTGGCAGCCCCTGTCATAACTTGGCATGGCAACATTTGCGCCGTTTGTGCCCCTGATTTCTTTTTTCAATTCGTTAATAAGCGCTTTCATTTCGCGCAAACTTCTATAAATCACCTCACGATCAGAATATTTAACGCTTGTAACGCCCTCGTAATAGGCATCCTCAAGCGCTTTAAGCCTGCTATTTGCTGTAGACATTGTTTTAATTCCAATATGAAGAGGCACGGCGTGTAGATTCTTCTTTTCCAGCCGCGGCTGTGTATAGTGTTTCGTGTTCTAACTCTGAGAGATTTACACCAAAATTTTCTTGGCACACCCTGATAGCTGCCAAGTTATAAACCGAGGTATCAAAAGGTTCGTTTCGCCTGCCTCCTGCATCCCAGCCAATAACCCATCTGCCTTTGACTAATTTTCGTTTCCGCTTTTCATTTGTTAGATGCTGGAAATAGGTTAAGTCAAAATCTTCTAAAACTGGATAGTGACAATAGCCCTCTCCTGTTTCGAAAATCTGCAAGCGACTTGTGATTATTTCTTTAGCTGTATCTGTTCCTATCATGGTTAGATAAACGCCGTTCTTATTCTTTTTTCTAGGAAAGGTCTTAATCGGTTTACCTGGTTGCGAGTATCCTTTTATTGGAATAAAGCGCCGTAAACCATGCTGCTTACTAAAGTTGTAAACTTCATCAGTGTAATGACCGCCCGAATCAATCATGCAAAGCTTTATATCGACCAAGTGACCGGTGGGGGTCTTGAATTGTCGTTTTAACCTCCGCGCTAATACGTCCCATACTTCAGCTCGCGAAAGATCACCAAATATACGTTCATAACTAATTCGGTAAGACTCTTCGCCCTTAATCCAAGCAACTACTTCAATTTCAAATCTATCGTCTTGCGTGTCAACCGCGGCTGTTAAGATGCAATGATCAACTGGTATTTCTGAGCGGTAATGTTCACGCCGTTTATATAAAATGTCGTGATCTAGCTTTTCGCCTTCATCTTCTACCCAGGTTTCACCAAGTGTTGTATTAACGAAAGACTTAAGTTTTTCTCTTGTTCGCTTGGCTTTTAGCCAATCTTTGATTATTCGAGTCCATGGGGAAAAGTGAGAATGTATAGCCCAGTTATACCAAGCAAGAGATATAGGGGGTGCAGCTGGATTGCCTTCTAAATCAAAGTAATCCATACCGTCGTGCGTTATTAATCCTTCGTCGCTTTCCCAGTAGCCTTTTTCATCAGCCTCAAGATAATCAGCATATTCAAAAGTTGCAGCGCAATGCTTACAACCGTAATAAACTGTATTTGGTTGTTCCTCCTCGGGTAATGATTCATTCCACTTAAGACCATACTCTAAATCTTTTGATCCAAAGACAAGAACTTGAGATTCATGGCAGTGTGGGCAAGGGATAAAGCGCTTGAAGTTATGCGAAGCTTCAGCGGCTGCTTCTTGTATCTGACACTCACCTTCAATCGTTGGGGTAGAACCTCGTATTGATTTACGAAAGGCTGAGCCTTCAAGCCGTTTATCACCGATAAATGTGGGCGAACCCTCTTTTTCAACATCTTTATCAAACTTCGAAAGTTCATCATATATCGCAACATCAACAGATTTTTCACGGTAGTTTTTAGCGGCCTTCCCACCCTTTAAATGAAGCTGTCTTTGATTCGTGAAAACCTTACAATCAAGAGTATTATTCTTATGCTTAATGCCGAGCCAAGGAAATATATTTCTTAACGTTTCAACGTCTCGAATCATTGGATCGATGTGTTGTTTAGAGAAGTCATCGCGGGACCCGTCGTCAGGTTGCCATGCGATGACGTTTCTTTTTTTATGCTCAATAAAGTAGTTGATTGCTGCAGCCAATAGCTTTGTATAACCAACCCTTGCAGACTTTACCCAGTTAACCTCGTCAATCTCATCGTTACCCATGGAATTCAAGATAGCGATTTGGTAAGGGACTGTTTTCCATTTACCCTCAATGTATGAAGATTCTGCAGACATATAAAAATGCTTATCTGCGTGCTCAACCGCTGTCATTGGTGGCGGTCGATGTAAGACGCTTAAGCCTTCTCTAATTGCAGCTTTAAACTTTCCCCTCTGATTCGTTGATAACATCGTTTATCGCCTGATCAATAAATTCATCAAGCTTCGCCGCCTCGTTTGAGTGTTTAACTATTTCAGAACTAACAGAATCAATAATGCGTTGTTCTAATTGAGGGTGTTTTCGTTTGATGGTGAGTGGTAAAGCATTAAGTATTCCGGTTACTTGGTTAAGAACCTTCGCCAAAACATCGCGCCCAAAGTCGGTAGGGATATAACGCCCTTCCATAACTTCGTTTCTCATTTCTTGCATATCAGCTTGAGCTTTCACAAGTCGGGCGCGCTCCCTGTCCAGGTCAATCTCTTCGGGGTCTACTTCCGGTCCGCTTGCTTGCTTTGCCATCGCTCTTAAATAATCTATATATGATTTTCTACAGTCATCTAGATCATGCCCTCCTTTGCCTTTGGCACTAGGAAGTACGCCGTCTTTGACTAGATTTCTAATCCACCTATCAGATAAATCTAAGTGCTCACCAACTTCTTTCTGGGTTGCCATTCAATTGATTCCAAAAGCGGATGCGGAAGTGGGTTTTCGGTTGCGTCGTATATAGTGAAATCTCGCGCTGCTGCATACCCGTAACGCTAAGGTCTAGGAAGGACCCATTATTGATCCTGACAGTAGATAATCATGGACCTGTCTACAGTCCTACCCTGATTAGTAGTGATGCGGTTTGTTAGTTTGGAGCTCTGCTCAGGCGTACTGCCCGATAGCCATACCTTAGTGATCTCATCATTATTTTCTGATGAGTTAACAATTAATGAGTCAACATTCTGATCATTGGTGTTAATCAAAACACCGTCTACATACCACTTACTAACAACTATAATCTCACCTTGTCCAAGCCATCCTGTCCACTTTGCACCGTAATCAATGCGAGAGTTAGGGTCTTTGTATGGAGCATTAGGGATTGAACTACCATCGTGGTAAAACAAACCTGATACGCCACCACCAACACCTCCACTCTGCAGCACAATCATCATGTGCTTTGGCTCGGTGAACTCTTGAGCGACCACTGCAACAACGTTAACAGTTCTTGTGACAGTATCAGCCACATTGCCAGCTGTATCAGTGTAATCGTAGCTAAGAACATACGGGCCAACTGTATTTACATCTACAGAGCCTGACGCAATTAAGACAGAATCAGCATCTACATTATCAGTAACATTAGCGCCTGCATCGGTATAAGTTGCGCCCTCATCAACATCAATGGAAGCTGACCCGATTAATGCTATAACTGGCTTAACAGTGTCAGCTATTGCAACGATGTTAACCGTTCTTATAACGGTATCAGCAACATTGCCAGCAGCATCGATGTAATTATAAGCGAGTGGATAGGCTCCAATTAAATTAACATCAACTGAGCCAGAAGCAACAAGTACTGCATCAGCATCAACGTTATCTGAAACGTTAGCGCCTGCATCGGTGTAGCTAGAGCCTATATCAACATTAATTGAAGCATTGCCGATCAAAGTAATAACAGGCTTTTCGGTATCTCCTGCTACAGCAACAACATTAACCGTTCTAATAACCTGAACTGCCGCATTTGAATCGCTATCAACTACGTTATAAGTGATTTGATAGCTATCAACGGTAGTGTGGTCAACTGACCCGACAACAGAAACCGAGCCTGTAATCGTGCCATCTTCGGTGTCTGTAGCCGAGTAACCAGGCTCGCTATATGGCGTGCCTTGGTCTAGCGATATAGTGCTATTGCCCGTCAAGGTTATAACTGGAATATCGCCTACAACACTCCCAACAATCAAATCAACTGTTGTTACCGCACCAGTTAAAACACCATCAACATAGAGTTGATAGGTAAACGAGTAGTTGCCATCTGGCGCACCAGTGAACTCAAAACTTGAATCCTCATATACTGTTAATGTGCCAGCGCTTGGCCAAGAAACAATTTCACCTCGTACTTCTTTGCCATTGTCGGCAGGGAATGAGAGGTCATAGATCGGAAGAGCGTCGTGTAGGGAAAGAGTGTAGATCTCG